CAGCAAAAAAGAAATAAGTAATTCCCCTTCAAGTATAAAGGATTCATAAATTGAGTGCAAAGCATAATTTAGTTTGCGAGGAGGCTGCGACCTTTACATTCCAGTTTGTAGTTAAGACTGGAAATACTCCATGGGATTTGACTAACTACAACGTTACAATGACGATTCGCCCATTTGTAGGTTCTAATGAGACTACTCTTCTTGCCACAAATGCTAATGGACGTGTTGCAGTTGGAACAACTAATGGTCAAGTTACAGTCACATTAAGTTCTACACTCACTGGTGCTATTAACCCAGGTCGTTATGTTTATGACCTTATACTTGATTCAGGTAGTGTTGTTACTCGTTTACTGGAAGGTAAGTTTGTAGTAACTGCTGGAGTCACTGTATGAGCGAAACAATTGTAGTCGTAGAACAAGCATCTAGTAGCAATATCTCAGTCAACGTCAGCCCAGATACTGCTGCTATTGAAGTTATTGTTACAGAGAACGCTGCTCCTGAAACTACAGTTGTTTTCTCAAATGACCAAGGTCCACAAGGAACCCCAGGAGTTACGGGTCCTACAGGACCTACAGGCCCTACTGGGTCAACTGGACCCATTGGTGCAACAGGCGTAACAGGACCGCAAGGTGTAACTGGTGTAGTCGGACCAACAGGTCCTACTGGGCCTCAAGGAAGTCAAGGAGTACAAGGTGTTACTGGAGTTACTGGTAATGTTGGTCCCACTGGTCCTGTTGGGGCTACTGGTTCTATTGGAGTTACTGGAGCCACGGGCCCAGTCGGAGCAACGGGAGTTGCTGGACCTACAGGAGTTACAGGCAGCGTGGGTATTACAGGAGCCACAGGTCCTACAGGACCTACGGGAGTAACTGGTGTTGCTGGCTACACTGTTCTTAACGGAATAGTAGACCCAACAACACAAGGTGTTAATGGTGATTTTTATATTAACACTGCAACCAATAAAATTTTTGGACCAAAGGCTGCTGGCTCTTGGCCTGCTGGCGTAAATATTGTTGGACCTACAGGTCCTACGGGACCAGTTGGAGCAACTGGAACGACAGGAGTTACAGGTTCGACAGGACCTGCAGGAGCGACTGGCCCACAAGGCGCCACAGGCGTAACAGGGGCTACAGGTGCTACTGGTGCTGATGGTGGCTCTGCCAGTTACTTTGATTACAAGGCAAAAACTACAATTACAACTGGTGACCCTGGAAATCAGCATTTAATCTGGAATAACGCCACACAAATTTCTGCAACACAAATCAACATTAACCACATCAACGCAGATAATATTGATATTGACATTTTCTTAGGGTTGATTAAAACAAACGATGTAATCATTGTTCAAGATAAAAACCTATCTGATAACTTTCAAAAATTTACAGTGTCTGCAACACCGACAATGCTCACAGATTATGTGGTAATTCCCGTTACGCTTACAACATCAGGTGGAACAGGTACAACCAACTTTGCAAACAACCACCCGCTTATTGTGGCAATTATTTCAACTGGTATTGTTGGTCCAACTGGTGCCACAGGCCCTGCTGGTGCTACTGGACCGACTGGACCTACTGGTGCTGCAAGCACAGTTGCTGGGCCAACAGGTGCTACTGGACCAGCGGGTACAACTGGACCCACAGGTGCAGCAAGTACCGTTCCTGGACCAACAGGTGCAACAGGGCCAGCAGGTTCTGTAGGCGCCACTGGACCTGTTGGTGCAACAGGCGCCGTTGGTGCAACAGGAGCAACTGGTCCTGCAGTTGTGACTACTAAAGGTGACCTTGCTACATTCTCAACAACAGTTGATCGTTTGCCAGTTGGAACTGCTGGACAAACACTCATAGTAGATAGCACAACAAGCACTGGCTTGAAATGGGATAAAACATTAAATGCTTTTATCTTCATATCTCCTGAAGAAAGATTTACTGTTTCAGCAACAGCAGCAACTGGAACAGTTGCCTACGACGCCTCAACTCAAGGGGTGCTCTACTACACCACTAATGCTTCAGGTAACTGGACATTGAATGTCCGTGGTACTAGCGGCACTACACTCAATTCAGTTCTTAATGTTGGCGATAGCATTACTGTAGCATTTTTAGTTACAAACGGTGCTACTGCTTATTATCAAACAGCATTCCAAATCGACGGAAGCGCAGTTACTCCTAAGTGGAGCGGTGGAACTGCTCCTGCTGCTGGTAACGCATCATCTATAGATGCCTATTCGTTTACAATTATTAAAACAGCAGCAACACCAACCTACACCGTTTTGGGTGCTGGCCCAATTAAGTACGCTTAGGAGATACGATGCCATTTTTTACACCCGTTAATGCTGGTGGTGGTATGCCAAAAGCAGTAATTACTTCTACAACTGGTTCACCTACTATCAATACAGCCGCCCGACCTGGCAAAACTCAATATCGTTTTAGTGGCTCAGGTTCAATTACTGTTGGTACTGCTGGTAGTTGTGAAATTTTTATTGTTGGTGGTGGCGGCGGTGGCGGAGGTGTCTTCTTTTCAGCAGCCGCTGGTGGTGGTGGCGCAGGTGGTTATTTTTACAGTACAACTTCTGCACTTAATACTGGAACATTTACTATAACCATAGGTGGTGGTGGAGTAGGTGGACGAGTTGTAAGTGGTCCTGTTTTTTCTGCTTTTGGTGCACCAGGAAACCCTTCAGGTATTGGCGGATTTGTTGTTGGGCTAGGTGGCGGTGGCGGCAAAACAGGTGGTAGTAATAACGCTCCACAAGGCGATGGTGGAAGTGGTGGCGGTGGAGCCAGCGTAGATAACGTTCCAGGTTCTGCACAATTGTCACAAGGAAATAATGGTGGAGCAGGTATTGCAAGTGATGCTGGCGGTGGCGGTGGTGGCAAAAATGCAGTTGGTTCAGCAGGTTCTGGAACAACAGGCGGCAATGGCGGTGCTGGCTTAGCAAACTCAGTTACTGGCTCTTCTGTAACTTACGCAGGTGGAGGTGGCGGTTCTGGAAGTTCTGCCTCTGGAACAGGTGGTTCTGGTGGTGGTGGCGCAGGTGGTCTTAACGCTGCTGGAACAGACGGCACAGCAAATACGGGTGGCGGTGGTGGTGCTGGTGGTAATGCAACTGGTAGTGCAGTTGGCGGTAATGGCGGCTCTGGATATGTGATAGTGGTGACTGGATAATGGCACATTTTGCAAGATTAGAAGGTAATGTAGTTTCTGAAGTTATTGTTGTTAACAATGAAGTTGTTAATAACCTGCCATTCCCAGAGTCAGAACCAATTGGTGTTGCATTTTGCAAGTCACTATTTGGGGAAGAAACAGAATGGAGACAATGTTCTTATAATGCAAATTTCCGTGAAAACTATCCTAGTTCTGGCTACTGGTTTATGCCAGACTTAAATCTTCCAGATGGGGCTTTTATCCCTGGACCACAATCAAATGCTGATTCTGTGGTTGATCCTGTAGCATAGCGGTATGAGATTTCACGTTATAAGTCTGCCACATACACAAACAACTAAAGATTACGTCAACTGTGCTTATACCGAAAAGGTAAGGCGCTTCTGCGTGATGATGAAGTCACTAGGTCATACAGTCTATCTTTATGCTGGTGAGCAAAATGAAGCACCAGTAGATGAGTTAGTAACCTGTATCACAGAGCAACAAAGACTTGATTCAATTCAGGGCAAGCATTATACAGAAGTGCCGTTTGATGCAACTTTACCACACTGGCAAATATTTAATGCTAATGTAATTGCTGAACTAGGAAAACGACTAGAGCAAAAAGATTTTATCTGTGTTATTGGTGGAAGCATTCAGAAACCAATTGCAGATGCTTACCCTAACCACATCACTGTTGAATTTGGTATTGGTTATGGTGGAGTATTTAGCAAGTATAAAGTCTTTGAGTCATATGCTTGGATGCACAGCATCTACGCGATGTTCAAGAATCCTACTACAGTTGATGGAAACTTCTTTGACTGCGTAATCAATGGATACCTTGAACCAGAAATGTTTCCCTTACAGGAAAAGAAAGACGATTACTACCTATTCATTGGTAGATTAATTGAACGCAAGGGTTATAGAATTGCTCAAGAGGTATGCGAAACATTAGGCAAGCGATTAATAATTGCTGGTCCTGGTGAATTTGATGGCTATGGTGAGTATGTAGGAGCAGTTGGTCCAGAAGAACGGGCTAAACTTATGGGTGGTGCTATAGCAACATTTGCCCCTACTCAATACATAGAACCCTTTGGCAATGTGGTAATCGAAGCACAGACTTGTGGGACACCAACAATTACAACTGATTGGGGTGCTTTCACTGAAACTAATATCAATGGTCTTACTGGATATAGATGTCGAACATTCTCTGAATTCTGCCAAGCAGTAGAAGATGTAAAGACACTAGACCCAGTAGCAATACACAAGCGAGCAGTTTCCCTCTACTCACTTGATGCAATCGCCCTACAGTATGAAAAATACTTTAGTCGATTACTCACTCTATGGGATAACGGATGGTATGAAAGGTAATCAATGCCAACACTAAACGAACTGGTTGATGAAGTAAAGGCTAGCCTAACAGGCTACACACTTCGACAAGACCGAATTACATATCTAGCAAACCCTACTGGTTTGACTACAACAGGAACATCTATTACAGTTGGCTCTGAAAATAACCTAGCCAAGGGTATTATTGAGATTGATGACGAGTTGCTTTGGATTGACAGTTTTGATAAAGGAACTCAGACACTCAATGTTATTCCTGGTTTTGGTCGCGGATATCAGGGAACTAATCCAGCACCGCACTCACAGTACGCACAGATTACCTTATCTCCAACATTCCCACGTGTAAATATTAAGAAGGCTATTAACGATACAATTGCCTCAGTCTTTCCTAAGTTATGGTCTCTGTCTAGCACAACATTAACATACAACACAGTGCAGACTACCTATGCGCTTCCTGATGACTGTGAAGATGTACTAGCAGTTACTTGGCAGAGTACTGGGCCAACTAAAGAGTGGCTTCCAGTTCGTAACTGGCGTATGGATGCTATGGCTAATCAAGCATCCTTTAACTCAACTTCAAGCATTTCAATCTATGACCGCATTGACGCTGGACGCACTGTTCAGATTTGGTACACAACAGAGCCAAATACATTAGATAGCAACTCAGATGATTTTGCTGACGTAACAGGATTACCAGAGACAGCAAAGGATGTAATTATCCTAGGTGCTTGTGCTCGCCTGCTTACCTTCCTTGATGCTGGTCGTATCAATTTAACTTCTGCCGAGTCGGATTTAACTGACACCAAACTTCCCTCACAAGCAGGAACCAATATCTCTAAGTATGTCTATGCTCTTTATCAGACTCGCCTTAAAGAAGAATCAAGCAAGTTGCAAGGTCGTTATCCAGTAAAAATCCACTATACACGTCGCTAAGGAAAATAAATGACACGTAAATACTCAAGCACCAGCGTATCAACAACGCTACAGTCGCCTCTTGCTGATGGTGTTACAACAAGCATGACTGTATCGTCTGGAACAGGCAACGCATTACTTGGTGCCGTAACACTTACTGCTGGAAACGTAGACCAATTTACTGTTGCAATTGATGCAGATACAGCAAACGAAGAGATTGTTTTTATCACTGCTCAAAGCACAGCAGACCAATTTACTATTGTTCGTGGTCGTGCTGGTACATCTGCTATTGCACACACTGCTGGCGCAACAGTCAAACACGTTTTAACATCTGATGACCTGAATTACTATACAACTGCTGCCGATACTGCAGTTACACTTGCTGGCGCTCAAACACTTACCAACAAGACATTAACCGCTCCAGTAATCTCAACTATCTCAAATACTGGAACAATAACTTTGCCTACATCTACCGATACATTAGTTGGAAGGGCAACTACAGATACATTAACAAACAAGACATTGACAACGCCAACATTGACAGCACCAGTAGTAAACATCTCTATTAATGCACAGACTGGAACTACATACACATTTGTTCTTACAGACAATGGCAAGTTGGTAACACTTACCAATGCTGGTGCAATCACTTTGACTGTACCTCTTAACTCATCTGTTGCTTTCCCAATTGGAGCACAGGTAGCAATCCAGCAAAGCGGTGCTGGAGAGGTAACAGTTGCTGGAGCAGGTGGCGTTACGCTTAATACAACAGGAACTAAAACACGTGTTCAGTGGTCAGGAGCGGTTTTAGTAAAGACTGCCACAGATACCTGGACAATGTTAGGTGACCTTGAATAATGTCATTACTATTTAAATTTATTTCTTCAAGAATAACAACTATGGTATCTACTGACTATCTTGTAGTCGGTGCTGGTGGTAACGGAAGCCGATTTGCAGGTAGTTCTAGTGGTGAATCTGGTGGTGGTGGTGGCGGTGGTCAAGTTGCTACTGGAACCTTATCTTTAGGTAAAGGAAATACTTACACTGTAACTGTTGGAGCAGCAGCAACAAGTCAAGGTGGCTCATCTGTTTTCTCATCGGTAACTGCTTATGGTGGAACACCTGGAAAATTATCTGGTGTCACTGATACACCTGTTTATTCAAACACAGGTTCAGGTGGTGGTGGAAGTCCAACTAATACAGGTGGAAATACTGGTGGTGTTGGTTCTGGTGCTGGTAACAACGGTGGCACTGCAACATCTACAGCAGGCGGTGGTGGCGGTGGTGCATCAGCAGTAGGTGCTAACGCTGCTAGCAGTACTGGTGGAAACGGCGGTGCTGGAACAGCAAGCAGCATCACTGGAACTTCTCTTCTTTACGGAGCAGGTGGCGGTGGTGGAGGAGTTACTGGTGGTACTGGTGGTTCTTCTATCGGTGGTAATGGTGCATCAGGTTCAACACCTGCTACTAGTCCAACAGCAAATACAGGTGCAGGTGGTGGAGGCGGAAGCACAACACAGGCATCTACAAATGGTGCTACTGGTGTAGTAATCGTTGCCTATCCAACATCTTTTGGACTTGCAACATCAACAACAGGTTCACCAACTCAGACCACTGCTGGAAGCAACTATGTTTACAAGTGGACAACAAGCGGTTCAATCACTCTTTAAGGAGCATAAATGCCAACACCAGGCGATGATATTACCGAGGCAATACCCTACGTACTTTCTAACCCGTCAACTGTTCTAGGCTATTCTCCTACAGCAGAAGCGTATGACATTTCAGTTAATGGATTACCCTTCTTTTTATCTACAAGCGATGAATTGCCTTACCGTCGTCAGACTGCTCAGTATCGTAAACAACAGATTGACCAAGCAAATGAGCCAGGAGAACAATCAATTACTGGTTGGTGGGTTCGCGCGCAGTCTTCTTTTCATCTTGGTGAAGGCATTCGATTCTTTGACCCTACTACTGGAGAAACAGTCCCCTATCGTTTTACAGATAGCAAGGGTGTAAATATTTGGGAAAAAGGACAAACAACTTTACTTAAATCCTGTACTTCTGGTCATGTTGTTACTGGTGCTATCAATGCTACAACTAATCGTCCTTTTCAAATACTTCGTTCTATTGAATGGAGTGGAATCAATGGGGTTCTTCTTCATGATGAATATGATGTAGATAAAGGCTTTTCTCCCATTACTGTATCTATCAGTAACAAGGCTTTAACTTCTAACGTAGCAACGCTGACTACAGCGGCAGCACATGGTTTATCTACTAATATGCAAATTGTAATTACTGGTGTGGACGCGACCTTCAATGGCGAGTACCGCATTACAGGTGTACCTACAACTACTACCTTTACCTATGCAAAGACTGCATCTAACGTAACATCAACTGCTGTATCTCCAGTAGGTACAGGTGTTGCCCAAATTATTCACTTTATTGATTACAATGCTGGTGCTGGTGTGTATCCAGTCTATGCAATGTGTGATGATGGAACATTTGCCTATTGGCTTACAAACGTTACAAGTGGTGGTAATACTAAACTAACAATGTTTAAGAAGCCCCTTACTGGTTCTGCTGCAAGCACTGCTGATGAAGTCAAGATGTTTGATGTTACAGGTTCTACTATTACTGATAACTCAACCATGGAATTTATCAAAGAACGTATTGTAGCCTGTATTGATAATAAAGTTTATGAGATTCCTACCAATGCAACAGCCTTAACTGGTGCAGGTGGTGGTCGACTTGTTTATACTCATACAACAACCACACATAGATACACAAGCATTACAGCATCTGGTCCTGCAATCTACATCTCTGGCTACAATGGCATTCAGTCAACTATCTCTAAGTTTACACTTGAGACAGCAACTGGGCAAATGCCAGCACTTACATCTGCATCAATCGCAGCAGAACTGCCAGTAGGTGAGATTGTCTACAAGATTTACTACTATCTTTCATATATGATTATTGGAACTAATAAGGGAATCCGTGTAGCGCAAGTTAATGACCAAGATGGTTCTATCATTCATGGTCCACTTATTGTAGAAACAACCCAACCTTGCTATGACTTTGCTGCTCGTTCTAATTATGTCTGGTGCGCAACTGGTATAGACGGTGAGCCAGGTGTAATAAGAATCAATCTATCCGAGCAAATTGAAACACTACGATTTGCCTACGCTAATGATGTTTATTTTCCAGGCGTAACAGCGCATCCAACAACTGCGTGTGCTTTTTCTGGTTCTACAAACCAAATGGTGTTCTGTACAGCCTATGCAAGTGCTAGCGATGGTGCTGTTTACTATGAAAGCCCTACTGTACTCATGTCAAGTGGCTACATCCAAACTGGTGCTATTCGTTACGGAACACTTGAGAACAAAGTTTTTAAGAATATCAAACCACGAATGGGAGCAAGTAATGGTGCTTTAACCATTAAGTCAATTGACGCTAATGGCACTGAGTATTCTATTGGTTACTTTGCAGAGGGTGAAACCATACCTGAGGTGGGTATCGCATATCCATTAGGTTCTCAGGAATATCTATCCTTTAAATTCGTATTTGAAAGATTAAGCACGGATTCAACCAAGGGTCCTACCTTTAAGGGTTATCAACTTAAATCTTTGCCCGCTATCCCTCGTCAGCGCGTTATCCAATATCCATTGGCTTGCTATGACCGTGAATCAGACACCTATGGTGTTCAGGTTGGCTATGAGGGTTGGGCATACTCAAAGTTAATTGAACTAGAAAACGTAGAAAATGCTGGAGATACTATTCGCGTAGTAGATTACAGAAACAACGAGTCCTATTTAGGAGTCATTGAAGAAATGCAATTCATTAACCGCACCCCATCAGATAAACGTTTCAGTGGATTTGGTGGCATACTGCTTCTGACAATCAGAGCCTTATAGGAGATATAAGTGACAACATCTAATTGGGCTGGACTAATCGTATCTATTATAGCAATCATATCAGCATTTGCTGGTTCTGTGCGCTGGCTAGTCAAGCATTATCTTTACGAACTCAAGCCTAATGGTGGTTCAAGTGTTAAAGATTCCGTTACAAGACTAGAAACAAAAGTAGAAATCCTTTATCAGATGATGTTAGCCAAGGGGAGAGATGAGTGACACCTGTAGCCAAGAAAGCCACACCTGCTGCAATTGCTGTGCTCCGTCAGGCGACGGCACTGCGACCAAAGCGGAAGAAGGCAAGCGATGGGTTGCTCCCATCTGCTGCTCACCTAAAACAGAATCCTGATTCAGACCACAACACAGGTTACGCAGTAGACATTACTCACGACCCAGCCTTTGGTATAGATTGCAAGATTGCATACGATAATCTCAAGTCAGACCCTAGGGTTAAGTACCTTATCTTCAAAGGACGTATCTGGACCCCTCAAAAGGGAGACCAGCCTTATTCAGGACCTAACCCTCATAACCATCACCTTCATATCTCTATCAAGGAAACCTCAGGTAAAGACACACGACCATGGTTCCCATGGCTAGGTGAAGTAAAGATTTTTAACAGTATAAAAGCAAAGGCAACACCACTCCCAAAGAAAAAGGAAAATAAATGAAAAAGTTCCTAACTAAGAAGCAAGAAGCAGCAATTAAGTCATACCTTCGCGCAATCCTAGCCTCAGCCATTGTCATGGGTATTGCCATGCTGACTGACCTAGCACCACAGTACGCTGTACTAATCGGTGCATTGGCTGCCCCATTGGCTAAATGGGCAGATAAGAATGACGCAGACTACGGACTAGGGTCTCAAGAATAGCCTTTTTAGGCCCCTAGCAGGCGATTTAAGACGATTAACCCCTCTACCTAAGGTATTTACCCTAGGCGGAGGGGTTTTTTGTCGTTTACCCACCCGTAGAATAGAATCCTGAACCGTTAAACTTGACTGGTACGGCGGTATAGACACGCCTCATAGGCTCCCCACAGGAGCACTCCCAAACATTATCTCTATCTTCCATCTCAACTTGCTTGTCCATGGTGGTACCACAGGCATCGCACTTGTATTCATAGGTAGGCATTAGTACTCCAAGCCTATGTACCAGAATCCTAGTTGTAAATCAAAAAAGTATCTGTTGATAGTAAATCCAATACCAAAGCCACATATCTTGCCACAAGAAAACCAAACCTTTTTGCCTATCTTCTTTTCCATTTGACCCCCCTAGATGAGGAACTTACTGTACCATAGAAGTGCGGGAAACCGTGGGGCGGAAACTTCAAATGACGGCGACGACAAATGTCTGATTCCAACTCCCTGAACCACCATTAATTTTTATGGGGGGTAGGGGGGCGTTTCTTAAAATCTGGTTCAGACAGCATTTAAGAAACCCGTATGGTACCGTCGCCGTATGACAAAATTTATAGATGCAAATACGTATTACTGGATAGCAGATGTCACTCACTTATGCTGTGATGAGGTTCAATTCAAGTATATCTGCAAGGCATGTGGCGAAACAATGGATTGTTACTACTGTGGATTCGACGCGTATGGTTCCCATGGCTGTGATACGGTACAACCATGAACGAATTACCTAAGCATATTTCCTATTCCAGTTTTACCACTTGGCAAGAGTGTGGCTGGAAGTACTATCTACAAAAAGTCGAAGGCGTTAAAGAAGCCCATGCAGTATGGTTTACTGGTGGCTCTGCAGTGCATAAGGCTACCGAGAACTATGACAACGCAGGTCAGATAACTCTTGACTCCGCATACCTTGATACAGTCTGGAATGATGCTTGGTTCAACCAAGTAAAAGAAGACGAAGAAATCAATGGTGACATGAACACTTGGCAGTTTGCTAAGAAAGAAGACATGTCATGGTGGTATGGCGAAGGTCGCTGGATGTTAGAGAACTGGGCTAAGTTCCGCATGAACGGCTGGTCAGTCTATGAAGACTTTGTTGAAAAAGAATATGAGATTGAGATTGATGACTCATCTGTAAAGATGGCCATTGACCGCGTGATGGTGGACTTCGAGGGGAATCGGGTGCTCCTCGACATCAAGACTGGTGCGTCATCCCAAAGGCATCCCTTACAACTCGCTGTCTATGCGTGGGCACTTGAGAAGCAAGGGGTCTCTGTCGACAAGGCAGGCTTCTGGGATGCACGTACTGGTTACGTTTCGTTATGGAGCCTAAATAATTTACACTCAGACCGAGTAGAAGATATACTCAACACCTTTGACAAGGCTCGAAAAGAAACAATCTTCCTACCTAACCTGTCTAACTGTGGTCGATGTGGAATCACATCATCCTGTAAGTTTGTTAATGGACACGTTAGTTAGCGATATAGTACCCATCATCCGTTCTTTAGATGAACAGATTGATGCATGGGACAATATAGGGTTCAAACTCGAACACGAAGAGGAGATAAACAAATGACTGGTAACTTCCAAGTCAGTAGCAAACTCAACGATGGACGAATATTCGTCGTTGCATCAGAGACCTATGCAGCATTCTGCGAGGCTCTCGAAAGTGCCGTAGGCATTGAGGAGTCACAAGAACTCCTTAAGCAGATGGCACAATCACTTGCAGGTGCTCCGCAGACTGCAGGACAAGCGATGGATAACCTACGGACTGCCTTTCCTACTGGACAGGTAGACCATACGGCTCATCCAACACAAACTTCTGGCAACACTCTAGGACCAGAGTCCAAGAAGTGTATCCATGGAGTAATGACAAAGCGACAAGGCGCAGGTGCAAAGGGACCTTGGAAGGGCTATATGTGCCCTACTCCAAAGGGAACTCCAGACCAATGCGAACCTGTATTCATCCGTCGCAATGATGCTGAGTGGAGTACATTCTAAGACATGAGAACACTTGCCCGTGCCGTAGGTAGCAAAGATATTGGTGGCGAACCGCTTCCAACGGTCTTTCGTACCTTTGATATTAACAAAATGGTTTTCCGTCGTTCGGAGATATCCATGATTGCAGGTACCCCTGGCGCGGGTAAGTCAACTCTTGCTTTAGCAATTGCACTTCGCGCAAAAGTACCGACACTTTACGTAAGTGCCGATACTAACGCACATACAATGGCTATGCGTTTGCTATCTATGATTACTGGTAAGACTCAGACTGATGCAGAACACATGCTTGAGTCTGATGTTGCCGATACTCGCAAGACAATTAACGAGAATGCAGGGCACATCTTCTGGTCTTTTGAGTCTAGTCCTACACTAGATGACCTAGACCAAGAGGTTGCTGCCTTTGAAGAACTATGGGGTTGCTCTCCAACTCTCATTGTTATTGATAACCTTATGGATATTGCTAACGATGGTGGAGAAGAGTTTGCCAACATGCGTTCAACATTAAAAGAGTTAAAGTACCTTGCAAGAGATACAAACGCAGCAGTCCTTGTATTGCACCATACTAAAGAATCATATACAGGCACACCATGTCAGCCACGCTCTGCTTTGCAGGGTATGGTTGCACAGTTACCTGCTCTTATCTGCACAGTTGGAACTGATGCTCCTGGGTTTATCGCAGTAGCACCAGTGAAAAACCGTTATGGTAAGGCAGACCCAACAGGCAATACTGCCTTTTGGTTGAACTTTAACCCCGAATACATGGATGTTTCTGACATCGCTGAGAGGTTAAAATGAGTTTCATCGACCCTATCGTACCCAATCCTGATTGGGGTAATCCGTTTCCAAACGTAGAACCCGATGAGTGGGAAGACGATGACGATGACTAAAGATATAAACCAACTAAAACCAGATTACACAAGGGCAATGGATATCCGTGGTGAGCCAACTACGGTATGTATCTGTGGATGTTACATTTGGAATCTCAAGGTATCCTTCGACCAAGATGGAACCATTGGGATGTATTTCAGAGATATGGAGTGTGTTGACTGTGGAACGCAGGCAACCGCACCAATTGAGGAGTAAGAATGAAACTAACAACATATGCTTGGATTATGGCTGTTGTAGTCTTTGTGGGAACCTTGCCTCACGCTGTGGGTGCGATGTTTTTGGAAAGACAGATAGCAATCAAAGAGAACTGCGCTAAACCAATCTTTGGTGTAGCGTCAATATCCGAGATGAAAAAAATGGCAAAATGGATTGCAAAAGGAAAAGTCCTAGAGCAATACAAGAGTACTAGAGAGTGGAAAGCATTGTTTACATTATGGAACAAAGAGTCTCGTTGGGATTATACCGCAGACAATCCACGCTCATCTGCTTATGGAATACCTCAGATACTAAACATGCCTGAGAATACTCCAATGGTTAAGCAAATTGATTTAGGTCTCAAATATATAAAGCACCGTTACGGTAGTCCATCAAAGGCATTAGCCTTTCATAACCAAAACGGCTGGTACTAATAATGGGTGGTCGCGCAGCAAAGGCTAAAGGTGCGGGAGCAGAGCGAGATGTAGTCAAATACCTCAAACAATGGTTTCCGTATGTAGACAGACGCCTTGCTGGCGCGACTCTCGATAAAGGTGACATTTCAGGTATTCCTGGTGTTACTATAGAGATAAAGAACCACGCTAAGATGGACTTAGCAGGCTGGACAGAAGAGTTGATAGTCGAGATGGCTAACGACAAGGCTTGGACAGGTGTGGTTGTGCACAAGAGGAAAGGGAAGGGGAACCCTGGAGACTGGTACGCAACCATGCCTGTGCAGGTGTGGGTGGACCTTTTACGAAAGGCTTTAGATAAATGAATGAAGATAACCCGAACATCACCGCGATACTAGAGCACTATGGTGCTACTGTTCCAACTCGTAAAGGTTGGGCAAAGATGAAGTGCCCGTTTCATAATGATTCACACGCATCATCAGCAGTCAATTTAGATTTAAATATATTTAAGTGTCATGGTTGTCAGTACAAAGGCAACGGATACAACATCATTAAGGACAAAGAGGGGGTAAGTTTTCGTGAAGCAATCAGTATCGCAGAAGGAATCCTTAACTCGCGCGGGGAAGTATTACCACAGCGCGTTGGCAGAGGCGGAAGAATATCTAGCGGAGCGAGGAATAACTTTAGAAGCGGCAACTCGCGCTCGATTGGGCGTCGTGCTAGAGCCCTTAACGGGTCATGAAGCATACATCAATCGCTTGGCGATTCCGTATCTTACGCGTTCGGGGGTGGTTGACATACGATTCCGCTCCATGGATTTGTCAGAACCAAAATACATGGGGATGGCTGGCGCGACAACGCATCTATATAATGTCGGTGCCTTCTTTAAAGCAACGTCATATATATGTATTTGCGAAGGTGAGATTGATACAATCACGCTTGATACTGTTTGCGGTATACCTGCGGTGGGAGTCCCAGGAGTCAACAACTGGAAGAAGCATTACACGCGCCTTCTCTCAGACTTTGACAAGGTATTCCTCTTTGCTGACGGGGATTCTGCTGGCTCTGACTTTGGTAAGTCTCTTTCTCGTGAACTGGGTAATCTTGTGGTAGTCAATATGCCAGATGGTGAAGATGTGAACAGCATGTATCTCAAGAATGGTGTAGAATATTTTCAACAAAAGATTGCGAGTGTACAATAATGTTGATACCAATGGATGGACACTTCGAGTGTTCAGAGTCTGGGTGTGATTTTGTTACCTGTGATTTGTTCGAGTTCATGGAGCATTGTGGTGTGGAATACTCATGGAATGTGCGCCTCAACAAGAGGTACTCATTTGATTTATTCCAGTTCCTAGATATTCTAAATGAAATCACCAATGTAGGTGACTTAGATGCTATCTATGACCATGTTCAGTCAGCGACTCTACTGCTCATAAACGCTAGCGGAGATGAACTTGAGGACTTTATTGAAGAAACTATTGTACAAGAGGAGATGTCGCATGTCATGGACGGTATCGAAAGGATGCTCAAAGAGAATGAATAAAGCAGAACTTAAAGAGTTGGTTTGGGAAGAACAGCCAGTAGACCAGTTTGACCTTGATGTCTATGAGATTGTTGATGAACTCTACAATCTGTTACTAAACAAGCATCTAGACTATGGTCCAAAGAATATCGCTGGGTCTCCTGGTGGTCCTCTCAATGGGCTACGTGTGCGTATGTGGGACAAGATTGCTCGCATCAATCACTTGATTGACAATGGTGCAGGTGCCAAGAATGAACCCCTTGAGGATTCATACAAAGACCTAGCCAACTATGCTATCATTGGACTAATGGTACTGAGAGGAAAGTGGCCACAAGAATGAAAATTTTCGGACCTTACAAAGGCAGTAAACAAAATGGTGGACGTCCTATCTACGTCTTCAAGAGAAAGAAGAAAAATGGCGAAGTGGTTACAACTTCTAGCAATAAGGCTAGAGTTGATTATGAAAAAGCCACAGGAAAAACCTTACCAACAGGAACAGAAGTTGACCACAAGAACAACAAAGGTCGAGCAGGAGATGACAGGATATCAAATCTCAGAACCATCTCCAAAAGCAAGAACGTAGGATTAGAAAACAAGCGTCGTGCTGTAAAGAAAACCGCCAAGAAAACCGCGAAGAAAGCAGCCAAAAAGAAATGAAAAATATCGTTTGCATATCAGACTTGCAGGTTCCATATCATGATGTCGAAGCCACCAAGGCAGTGGCAAAGTTTATCCAGTGGTATCAACCTGAGACAGTCGTCTCTTGTGGAGACGAGATGGATATGCAGACAATCAGTAAGTGGAGTAAGGGTACTGAGTTAGAGTTTGAGCGTTCTATTGGACGTGACAGAGACTTAACACGACAAGTGCTGTATGACTTAACAATTGAGCACATGGTACGCAGTAATCATACTGACCGCTTGTTTAACACAGTTGCTATGCGTGCACCAGGGTTACTTGGTCTACCAGAGTTGCAACTAGAAAACTTCTTAGGCTTAAATGAACTTGATATTAAGTATCACGCAGACCCTTATGAGTTAGCACCAGGATGGTTGCTGATGCATGGTGATGAGGGCAACGTACAGCCCACTGCAGGAGCCACAGCACTTGGTTTAGCCAAGCGTTCAGGCATGTCTGTAGTGTGTGGTCACACGCACCGCATGGGGCTAACACATCAGACTCAGACTTATCGTGGTGGCAAGCCTAGAACTGTATGGGGCATGGAACTTGGTAATCTTATGGATTATCGTAATGCTAAGTACATCAAGGCAGGACTATTCACATGGCAGCAGGGTTTTGGTATCTTGCATGTTGATGGTAAGAATGTTACACCACAATTAGTTCCAATCATCAATCAATCTTTCACGGTGGATGGTAAAACATTCAAGTGGTAGAAACAGAACAATACGAGAACATGGTAGGCTCAATTGCCTACGAGTTCTCACGTAAGTTTCACATGTGTGATGCTGATGATATCCGTCAAGAGTTGTGGATTTGGTTTCTCGAACATCCTAACAAGGTAAAGGTTTGGGAAGCATTAGATGGCAAGCAGTCTATTAAGTTGATTGCAAGGTCACTACGCAACGCTGCTAAAGATTACTGTCAGCGTGAGAAGGCACATGCGATTGGTTACAAGGTAGAAGATAACTATTACTATGACCGTGAAGTTGTTGAGTTGCTACTACCAGCAGTTATCCGTGGTGACTTAGTTGCACCATCTATGCTTGACCTTGGCTTTGTAGCCACCAAACAGGTTGCATCAGAAGGTGGTAACTGGTTTGCCATGATGGCTGACATTGAGCGTAGCCTGCGACGGCTGACTCAGGAACAGTTGAGTATCATCTATCTGCGTTTTGGTGATAATTGCGATAACGTTACCCTGGCAACAGAATTAGCCATCAGTGAAGATGCAGCACGTATGCGCGTCAATCGTGCATTAAACAATCTATTGAATTTCCTTGGTGGTTCCAGACCACGCAGGGAACGAGACTATACAGAACAGGAAATCAATGAGCGAGCAACGGGAACAGACACCAGTGGAGAAGATATTCGAGATGCTGGAGGAGAAGTTATCCGACAAGACTTGGACTGACACTCAAGAACCTGAGTTTATTAAAGGACTCGAAGGTATCAAGAACGTTATTCAAAACATCTCTACCAACATGTTTATCATGTTAGATTTGTTCCAACAATATACTGACGCTATCTATCAGTCACCTGTATTTAAGGATGTGGTTGGCGGGGAGAGTGAACAGAACGGCAAGGTCAATCCAACACAAACTCCTCCAACACCAGCCAATCGCGCTGAGAAGCGCGCTGCTGCGAAGTCAGGGTTAATTGTACCAGACAAGACATTGATAGTACCATGATTTGTACTAGATGCGTAGCAGGCGGTACTGCTAATTCAGTGGGTGATGTGGCGATTGCAATTCTGTTTCATGCAGAGTGTGAATACAAGGATTGTACCTGCCAGCATAAGACAGGTAAGTACATCAAAAAATAGGCATTAAAAAACCCCCCACGCTGGGTGCGTGAGGGGCGTGCCAACTGCCTTCCACAGAGTTGGCTATGTTAGGAATCCTAACGGGTGTTAGTAATCGCGTACTATGTTAGCAACAGTGATTACAGATTGTGCTTCCAATCGAAAGACAATGTAGTCAATGATACCTTGCTCGGTCATTGGCTCACTACCTGCTTCTTGGTCTGTGACAGTAAGTGAGAAGGTAAAACTAGTCATCTCCCCACATCCTATCAGGTTCACCGCAGTCATCCTCACTCATGAGGCAACCACAGTCTTCACATACTTCATCTTTATCGAGTGCTATGTCGTCATCTAGTGGTGGTTCATAACTCATGCTTGAACTCCCTACCTACTTCGTACTCTGAGCCGATAGCATCAACTGCTTTTGACAGTTCACGCATTAACTCGTTTCGTTGTTCTTCTGATAAGTGTCTTATCATGTCTTCTGTTACTTCTGCCTTCCATACTGTCCTTCTGTCTTCGCCTTTCATAGTTGCGCCTCTCTCGTTACGCACTTGCCAAATAACTGAGCAAGCATAGCCATGTTGCTTTTCCCTGTTTTAACCCAATCGGCAAATACTCTTTGGTATTCGTCTCCGACAGGATGATAAACAAGACAGGTACATTGACCAACTTTGGCAACGAAATCCTGTTGTTCTTTTATTTGACTATACATTGTTGTGCCTTCCTGTTAGGAATCCTAACATCATAGTGCTATCGCTAGGATTATCCCAACGACAAACAGGGTTGATAATGAAGTCCAAAGTATAAGGAGCAGTTGCTCGCCTACACTTTCAACGAAGTATTCTTGTTCATCCTTATACATTTTTCTCCATTTCATGTGGCACGCTATAAACAGCAGACTCATAGGTATCTGTCCAGTTGATAGGAGTCATACCTAAAGCCTTCTGCGTAGCGTGTCTTTCTAATCTGTCCATGCCACCCCAAATCCCAGTGAGATTAAAGTATTGTAAAGCATAATCTTTACACTCCTTCAATGCAGGGCAGGCAGAACAGATGTCGCGAGCAAGCGTAGCCTCAGGAGTGTGACTCCATTTACGACCACGACCTGCTAACTCTTGCGGATGCCACCAATCAGGATTGTAACCCTTGTCAGAGCACAATGCCTCATTGGTGAACATTGGTATGTGATTATCAAACATCCATGTCACCTGCGTTAGGAATCCTAACAAGTGCTAGTTTATCCCAAGCACAGGTTCCACAGTAGTTGCGCTCTGCTAGGTCGTGTGCCTCGACAACTAAGTCGAGGTCACACTTCCAGCATCGCGTATTTTTATAGGTCATGCGTGACCTTCCATTGGTAGTTGTTGAGCAAGTCCTGCATAGTGCTTGGCTCGCACCATGAGTCTTGCATGTTCGGTTGTATCTCCCTGCTTGAGTGCTTGTTCGGCATCATGCAGGAATAGTTCAGCGCGTACACCATAGTAGTACGGAGTAGGCGGTACAGGGATGTGCTTAGGTTGATTACTCACCAGCCCCACGCCCCTTGTGAATCAGCGTTCCACCAGTTGCCACCCTTGCTAGAGTTGCTACCTTGATAGCATAAGCAATCGGTCTTGTAGATTTTACAGCCCCAGCAACTACCACAGGTAGGGCAGAAGTCCATAGCAGTTGGGTCAAGAGGCTCGGCAAGTAACACAGTATCGCACACTTCGCACTCAGCATAGAACTCCTCATCCTCAATGAGTCCCATGTTTCGAGGCGAAACTGAGTGCCATGTGTTGCTGTAAGTAGGCAGGTAGCAGGAGTCGTTAGACCACCACACACCCGAAGCATCTGCCTTGCCTTTGTTCTCGTGAATAAGGTAGCACTGATGCTTAGCGCGTGGGTCTACTGTTAGGATAGCAACCTTAGAACCTGAGGTGAAATCCTCCATTAGATTGAACACTTGGTCGTTATCTAGTGAGGCTACGCCACCAATAGCAGGTAGTAAGTCCTCAGCAAAGATACGAGTATCGCTACGCAAGTCTCCATGCGGTTCGACAATAGGCAGGATGCCATTGTGTGCTAGGTAGGTACGCTCATCATGACCTACCTTGAAAGGGTGACAGTTATCTACTGTCGTTGAGCCATGAGTGGCTAGTCGTGCGTGCCACATAGCGTACCCCTCAGGATACTTTGCACGCATCTCTAAGAAGCGGTTGATAGAAGTGTCTGCGTTCATAGTACGCTCACTATGGATGCGGTTCTCACTAGGTACTACGATAGCGAAACCAAATCCGTGTGGATTGTTGAGCGCAGAGTTTTCTAACTTCTCACGAGACGGAATTACATTGGGTGGAATTACACATAACATACACATTGGCTTACTCTTTTCTGTTAGGAATCCTAACGGTTAGTTTTCATAAGGGGTTGAGTCAGAAGCGAACGATTCGCTCATGATTAGTGC